AACCATTGTTACTAATTACCATAATTCATTCCATGTGATAGTTACTTCATTGAGCGTATTTCCTACATCAATTCTCTTAATTAATGAAGTTATTATTGTTCTTTTTTCTTCAAAGGTAGTCTCTTGCCATATGGCTTCAAAATTTTGAAGCATAATAAGTATGTTTCAAAATTATCTTCTATTGGATTTTCTGATTCTCCTAAAACAGATTGTTCCAATGCTATTTTTTCTCTATATAATTTATCAATTCTTTCCGAAATAACACTTGCGGGAATTTTATCATCTTGATATAATTTCATAAACTTGTCAATGCTATTATCGATATCTCTAATTTTATTTAAGATGATGTCTTGATTATTCGCTTTTTCAACAAGATGCTTTTTTTCAATTTCATATGCTTTTTTTAATCTTTCAACATTCAGTTCCTTGTCGCTTAGCTGTCTAATTATTTCGCCTTCCAGTTCATTAGCCTTCCAATGTCTTCCTGGGCAATTATCACTTTTAGCCATTCTCTTAGGACCTGTAAGTGAATAACAATTATAATAATGATCCTTGCTTCCGTCTTCTTTAGCATTTGCCCATGTAGCTCTCAATCTTGCACCACAGTATGCACAATAAACAATTCCACCTAGTAAATATTTTGTGGACTTGGGTTTTTGCTTCCTACTCTTCATTATACTCTGAATCATTTCAAAAGTTTCCTTACTTATTATAGGCTTATGCAGTCCTTCGTACTGATTTCCATTATATTCTACTATTCCAGTGTAAGTAGGGTTGCTAAGCACTCTAATAACTTGTAAGGAGTTCCAGTTATAGCCATTGTTATTTTTATACCCTTTTCTAGTCATATAATCAGCTATGGCATCGGCACCCTTGCCTTCCAAATATAACTCGTATACCTTTTTTACTTGCATGGATTCATAATCATCTATAACTAATTCATCGTTGATAAAATTATAGCCTATAGGCACGTTTCCGCCACCCCTCCAATAACCTTCTTTTGCCCTTCTTTCCTTTCCGAGTTTAGTTCTTTCTATAATGGTTTCTCTCTCTAATTGAGCGAATACAGCCAATATGCCTAGCATAGCTCTACCAAAAGGGGTAGATGTATCAAATGACTCTAATAGACTTACGAAATCTATATTGTTTTTTAAAAATTCCCCTTCTACTAATCTCAATACATCCATTTGACTTCTTGATAATCTATCCAACTTGTACACTAAAACAATATTAAATTTATTCATATTTTTCAACAAGGATTGCAAGGCTGGTCTATCAGTATTGGTCCCAGTGTATCCATCATCTACATAGATATCTTGTATAGTCCACCCTTTAGCCTTACAATAGCTTATTAAACGATCTTTCTGAGCTGCTATACTGAAACCTTCTTTGGCTTGCTCTAGTGTACTTACGCGTATATAAATAGCGGCTTTTATCACTTAATCACCTTCTTGTTTTATTTAATTGCTTATGTTTATTATTCTAAGTTTATAAAATAATCTTCTATGTACTTATAATGAATCATTAATATATCAGTTCTACCTAGTACGAAATCTATATTTACATTAAGCTTATCAGCCATTTTAATTAAGTTATTTGTATCAGGGATGTTTAACCCCTGTTCCCACCTTTCGTAACTTCTTATACTCACTCCTAAGTAGTTAGCGAAATCTTTTTGTGAAAATCTTCCGACATTTCTCAACAATTTTAGACGTTTTCCGACTATATTCGACATAGTTCGACACTCCTTCAATACGATTGTACCAAAGGAACCACTCACTTGTGAGTGGTATTTTTTACCATAAATTTGTAAAACGATACTCAAATTACACTTAAACGATACACTATTAATTTAACTAACTACGCACTTGTGGGTAGTTAGTTGAGTAATGAACCTTAGCATTTCCAAAGGCTTGACGATTCTTAAACAAGCTTGTATAATCGAATTAACGTAATGATACTTTTTTGACCTTGAATATTTTCCCATTCAGTAGTACAATATAATAAGAACGTATGTTTGAACATTAGTTTGGCTAAAAAGGGGGATATATGATGAATGAAATAATAGAACTATTAAATCAACTAACGGAAGAAGAATTACATATATTACTAAAAAAGATAGAAAAAAAGTTGGTACGGAAAGACCTACCTAGTTAGGTTTTTTCATAGCAACTTTTATTATGTTTATTAGGTATTCTTGTTCTTCCATACTCATATCTTCACTAAATAGTCCCATCTTTTCTAGTTCTTTAAAGAACGTCAAGGTATTTTCATTTGCTCCTTCTAATAATGAAGGGGTTTCTTTTTGTTCTTCTCCTAGGATATGTTCTACAGAAACATTAAAGTAATCCGCTACCTTTCGAACTCGATCATATGATGGTTTGTGTTTATTCCACTTACTAACTGTTCCGCTAGTGAATTCTAATTCTGTTTCCATTTTCAAAACACTAATATTGTTTTGTTTACAAAGATTTTTTATTCTGTCATAAACGCCCATTTTATCATCCTTTCAGAAAATTTTACGATTTATTTTGAAAATATGACGAAAATCATATTGACATTCGGAAAATATGACGATATACTATTCATAACAGCTAATACAAAAGCCAAAAAAGACAACAAAAAACCGAAGGTATAATTAAATCCCTTTTTCAAATCGTTCCCCAACGATGTATTCGGTTTTGCTTACTATCTTAGTTTAGAATATTTTCGGAACTTTGTCAAGGATTTAGCTGAAATTTACTCAAAATAATTATCGACAAGGGAGGTGGCAAAATGCAGAATTATTCAGATTTCGGAGTAGAAGTAAGAGGTGTAATGTTAAAAAAAGGTATTACGATGACTTCTTTAGCAAAGGAGTTAGGTATATCAGTGACTTATCTATCTGATATATTACGAGGAACTAGAAAAGGAGCAAAGCAAAGAAAAAGAATAGTACAAGCTTTAGGAATGGAACAAGCGAGTTAGGAGGGACGGCAAATGAATGAACTAATAAAAATAAATTATCAAAATGATAGGTACACAACAAGTGCAAGGGATTTATGGGAGTTTTTAGGCAAACCTTATACGGAATTTAGTAAGTGGTTTAACCATTATAAAGAATATGGATTCGTTGAAAACCTTGATTTTCGCGTAATCGAAAGATTTGTCGATGACGTAACTATATTTGGCGGTAAGAGAAAATTAATAGATTACGAAATAACTATAGATATGGGCAAAGAATTAGCCATGTTGCAGAAATCAGAAAAAGGAAAGATAGTAAGACAGTATTTAATCGAACTGGAAAAGAAATGGAATAGTCCTGAAGTAATAATGGCAAGAGCGTTAAAAATGGCAGATGAAAAAATGCTTGAGTATAAAAACAATATTATTCAACTTGAAGGCAAGATTGAACAGGACAAGCCTAAGGTTTTGTTTGCAGAAGCAGTGGAAAATTCCGAGGATGTAATCCTTGTAAAAGAAATGGCTTTGATATTAACTCAACACGGGTTTGAAATAGGGCAGAATCAATTGTTCGAGTATTTAAGAATGCATGGTTATTTATGCAAGAAAGCTGGGGATATGTATAACTTGCCAACTAAGAAATATGAACATTTGTTTAAGGTTACTAAGAGAACAATACAGCATACGGACAGAACATCAGTTAAAAATACACCTAAAGTAAATGGGAGAGGGCAAATGTATTTTATAAAGAAGTTTGCTGAATACAGAGCCAAAGGCTTAACCATCAAAGATTTATTGATAGAGGAAGGTGCTTAAATGGAGAAACAATTATTGTATTTTAAAAATTTCATAGATAATCTTGAAAATTATCAGAAAGAAGAAGGAAAAGAGAAAGATACTGTTAAAAAGCTTGTGTTTTATGGAGTTAAAACAATAAACAGATTTCACAAAGAACAAAACGAAACTTTGGAAACAGTGATAGAAAGGTTTCAATTAATATCTTTTATTAACAGTATTATAGGGTTGTTAACACCAAATGAATTTGTAAATATATTTCCTATATTTAAGGAATACAAAGGTCATAAATGGGAAATGAAAGATTATTTCTATACTAAGAGATATATCGATTCTTTAGATAAGGACAAGCCAATAGGTACAGAAGAAGAAGTATTCAATTTTCTTTGGGAATATCACAACTGGGACATAACTGAATTTATGGTAGAAAACATGAGTTGTATAAGTGATTTGAGAAGGTTAGAAGGGCAACCTTCTTTAATAGAAGAATGGGCATCAGATAATGGAATTAAGACATATACAATGCATGAAGATGATAAAGGGAATAAGTTTTTGATTGATAAAGAAGGAAAAACAACCAAAGTTTCTAAGCCTAGGCCTAGATATTTGAAAGTAGTTAAGTAGGAGGGTTACTATGGGGACTATAGATGCATATATTGTCATAGTGAAAGTGATAGATAGATTAATAAAGAAGGAGAGTATCAATGACAAATCAACTAAAGAAATTAAAAAAGCAAGTTAATCTCTTTTTAGAAGGTGAAGACCAATGCTAAATCTAATATGCCTTATAATCGCCACAATCGTTTTCAAGAACTTTAATGGTACAAGCCTAATCATTCCTATAGGTATACTCTTATATGTCTTATATGGACAAGCAAAGGATGTAAAAAGAGTATTCATAGAAGTGTTTAGAGGGGAGGTGTAGAAGATGGAAGGTAGTAAATACAAAATGGCTGTAGAATTTCTAATCGGTCAAGTTGAGGATTTTATAGATGGTGTTTTGCCCGAATATAATCTTGACAGCGAATTCAGAAATGAAATAAGAGAGTTGAAAAGGAGAATTGAAGTTGTTAGAAAGTTTGAAAATGAGGAGGTGTAGAAGATGAAAACCCCAAAAGTAGTCGCTGAAATATCAAGCGAAAATTTACATTCATTATTGATATGTATATCGGATAATATAGCGGATTATCACCGAAAAGACGAAAGAGAATTAACCTTAGATGATACTTTGGAATATTTAGAAAGCAGAAAAGGACAAGTATTCTTAGTTAGAGAATGGTAGGAGGTGTAGAGGGTGAAAACAATCAAAAATGACAATAAAGTTTGCCTTAATGATTTGTTAAATGAAATATACGTGATAGACGGGAAGGTATATATAGTCAAGAAAAGCGAGGGTGAGTAATGGAATCATATTTTAAATTTAAACTAGCATCAGAAATAATATCAATAATAATATTCGGCTTAGTGATTATAGGTTATGCAGTATCTTATACGGTATCTAAAAATAAAAAATAGGAGGGATCAAATGTTTAAATGTAATGAGTGTAGTGAGATATTCAAAGAATGGGAAGAGGACAGTTGCCCTAGATGTGGTAGTGGGGATATTACAGAAGACATATACCCTAAAGATATAGACGGTTGTGACAATTGCCCACTGTACAAAAATGATTGTAATGGTGGATTTACTTCTAGTGGAAATGGCGTACCTATAGAGCCGCCATGTACCTCATGGACAGATGATATATTGATATTTACAGGCATGTACGATTAAAGCGGGAGGTGTAGAAATAATGATAATGCCTTTTAGGCTATATGAAGATAATGAATATCTCATAAAAAAAGACCTCTCTAGCGGGAACTAGAAAAGGTCAACATAAATAAAAACATATTTAGGTTATTATACCACGGAAGGAGATAAAAAGTAAATGAAAACTTGGGAAGTAATAAAGGAATTAACGGAGAATCCAAATAAGAAGTTTAGACGTAAAGAATTAAATTCTTACGTAACAGTAGAGGGTGGAATGATCGTATGGCGCGGTGAGTTCCAGAGAGGACAAAAAATGGAAATAGGTTTTATAGATAAAAGAGATAGTGAATGGGAAGAAGTAAAAGAACCAGTTAATTTTATGGAAGTACTAGAAAGAGTTAGTAACAACCTTCATACGAGAATTTCATTACATGATGAAGCTAGAGAAAGAATTTACGCCGTTCGCTCATTAAGTGGAATATTAAGAGATTTAGACGAGGAATTCGACAGTAGGGAGATAGCAAAAATATTGCTAGAAGGTAAATGGTACATCGAATAGGAGGACAAGCTTATGGCAAAACAAGTCACTTTAATAGATAAAGATGATTACAGAAGGTTGCTCAATAGACTTAAAACCATTTTGAGCGAAATAAACGAGTTAATTCTGATTGTAGAAGAAAGGATTGATTGAGAGTGTTTGATAGATTAGAACGAAGTCCTTTAAAGTTAGTGAGAACAATTTATTTTAAAATCATAGACGGAGATAAAATATATTACTTAATAGAAAAATCATACACAAGTAAATATGACGGAAAAATTAATGTAGATAAAATCACAGAAGAAGAATATAAAAAAGCAATATTAAAAGAAGAAAAAACGGAAGAAATATGTTTAGAAGATACAAGGCCAAATATAAAAAATGCTATTAGGAGGTTATATATAAATGAATAAATTACAAGAACTAGAATTGGAAGATATAGAGGAAATTATACAAAATGCAGAGGACACAGAGAAGTTCACTGATTATAAATATAAAATATTAGATTTAGACGGAGCCGTCAGAGCCTTTAAAAAGTTAAACGCTATAGAAGCAAAGATAAAAGATATAGAAAGAATAGCGCAAGAAGAAATAGAGCCTTACGAATCAATGATAGCTAAAATAAATGAATGGAAAGACGAAGAAATAAAGAGTTTCGATAGGTCAATAAACTTCTTTAACTTCTCACTAGAGCAATATTATAGAGAGCAAAGAGAATTAGATCCTAAATTTAAACTATCTACTCCATATGGGAAGGTAAGTAGCAGGAAGCAACAAGATAAATGGACTTATGAAGATGAAAAAGTAATCGAAAGCTTAAAAGATATGGGAATAAGTCACTTGATTAGAACTAAGGAAGTAGTAGAAGTTGAAAAGGCAGAACTTAAAAAATCAGTTGAGATATTAAAAGATGTTGTTTCTTTAGATGGCAGTATCGTGAATAATGTTAAGTTTATCGGAGTTGATGAATTCCAAAACAGTAACTTTGTAAATGTAGAGACCGGAGAACTAGAAGGTAGATGGATTGAATATGTTCATCACAAACAAGCGATAGTTTATAAGGGACAAGTTATAGAAGGGATAACAGTAACGGAACAACCTGATTCTATCTCTATCAAGGTGGTGGAGTAAATGAGTAAGATTGATGAAAGATTTATAGTCGATTTAAAAGGGAAACAATTCGTAACTTATGAAGGTCTTTTAGATTTGGCACACCAAAAAGGATTGTTGAGTATGTTTGTTGAGATTATACAGATACCTTCTAAAGAAAATGATATGACAGCTATATGCAAGGCTACAGCTAAGACAGAAAATGGAATATTTCAAGACATAGGAGATGCAGGACCTAATTCTACCAATTCAATGATAAAACCTCACATAATAAGAATGGCATCTACCAGGGCAAAAGCTAGAGCATTAAGAGATTTAACTAATGTAGGTATGACAGCTATAGAAGAATTAGGAGAAGATGAAAAAACTCAACCAACGGAGCCGATACAACCTAAAGGTAATCTATCGGACAAGCAGATTAAGAGACTTTATGCTATAGCTAAATCAGTTGATATGGATGCAGAGACAGTAAAAGATCACATACGTAGAAGATTTAATAAAGATGTAAAAGAGTTGACAAAAGAAGAATATGATACTATTTGCGATGGATATGAAAATTTGAAGGAATAGGGGCGATTCAGCCCCTGGTATTTAAAGAAGGTGATAAAAATTGTCGGGTTGGATAAGTATTCATAGAAAAATACAAGAAAACTGGATATGGGAAGATAAACCTTTCTCAAAAGGCCAAGCATGGATTGACATATTACTGATGGTGAATCATGAAGACAAAAAAATACCTTTTAGTAATGAGTTAGTCGAAGTCAAAAGAGGAAGCAGAATTACATCTATAAGACAACTATGTGAGAGGTGGGGTTGGTCTAATACAAAAGTTAGAGGTTTTTTAGAACTGTTAGAAAATGAAAATATGTTGATTGCAAAAAGCGACAGTAAAAAAACCACCTTAACAGTAGTAAATTACAATGATTATCAGATATTGAAAGACAGCGAAAACGACAGTGAAACGACAGGCACTTTTTCAGAAATCGAAAAAAAGTCTAAAAAAAACGACAGAGAAACGACAGTTGGAAGCATTGACAATAGCAATCTAGGTGGGTTTGAAGAAATAAAGAAACGACAGAGAAACATCACAGAAAAATCGCAGAAACACACAAACAATAATGATAATAATGACAATAATGATAATAAAGATATATATACTGACCTCTATGAATTTTGGAACTCAAAAGAAATAATCAAACATAAAAAGCTAACAGATAAAATGAAAACTAAAATAAAATCTACTCTAAAAGATTATGATGTAGAAACTTTAAAAGAAATAATATCTACTTATGCAGAGATAGTAAATGACGAAAAATATTATTTCACTTATAAATGGTCTTTAGAAGATTTCCTACAAAGAGGATTAAAACAATTTGAAAATTCAGATGTAGCAAAGCAAAACTTCTTAAAGAAAGAATTTAATAAAACACCTAATCAAAGTGTAACTACTACTAAAAGTAAAAATAGATTCCATAACTTTCAACAAAGGTCAGATAATTACACAGAGGAAGAACTAGATAAAAAAGTAGACGATATAGCAGACAGAAAAAAAAGAGAGTTCTTAGAAAGGATGAAAGGGGCAAATGAAAGTTAAAACTTGTACTAAATGTGGAGAAGAATACCCTGCAACAACAATGTACTTCCATAAAGCTAAAACTTGTAAAGACGGATTAAATTCTAAGTGCAAATACTGCATAAATGAAAATTATAAAAAGAAATATAAAACAGGAAAATACAAAAGCAATAAAAATTATAAAAGCAAAATGGAAGAGAAAATGAAAAGAGAGCAGGAAGCTTTTGAAAGAGTGATGAATGAAAAGGTAGAAGGTCTAGACATAAGTAAAGTAAAACTAGTAAAGGATAAGCAGTACAAAATATACCTAAGAAGAAATTATAAAAAGGTTTATGACCTTTGCTTTGAAGGAACTATGATTCGAGATTATAAAACTCATATACTGTTTAAACACAAACTAGGATACAGTGAAAGTTTCTTAAAAGCTGATTTCTTGACAGGTGAATATAAGGTTAAGGAGATTTAATTATGAAACTAACACATTTTAGCCTATTTACTGGTATAGGAGGAATAGATTTAGCAGCAGAATGGGCAGGATTTGAAACAGTTGGACAATGCGAATATGCTGACTTTCCGACTAAAGTGTTGGAAAAACATTGGCCCAATATACCAAGATGGAGGGATGTAAGAGATGTCACAGCTAAGTCTGTCAGAGAAAGAGGAATTAAAAATATCAGCTTACTTAGCGGAGGATTTCCTTGTCAACCTCATAGCGTTGCAGGAAAACGTGAAGGTTCTAATGATGAACGTGATCTATGGGGGGAATATGCAAGAATCATTAGCGAAATTACACCAAAATGGGTTTTGGGCGAAAATGTACCAGGGTTACTTACAACCGAAGATGGACGGTTCTTTGGAGGAATTCTCAATGACTTGGCCGAGATGGGGTACAATGCAGGATGGTGTAGTTATGGGGCTGAATGGGTTGATGCCCCTCACAAAAGAGAAAGGATATTCATTGTTGCCCACTCCAACAGCTTCAGATCACAAGGGGGGCAGAACTCCAGAAGCTTCTATGAAAGCAGGGAGGAACGAGAGGAACAATTTGAGAGATTTTATAAGGCACTACTATTCAACTCCTACAGCAAGTCAGAGTTACAAAAAGATAAGGAAATTAAGTCCATCGGAGAAAAAAGGAACAAGGGGCAAAGCAATACCGGGCAGTATAGGAGAGAAGCCCCCCGAACTTATTGGCAGGTATCCGAACCCCCAATTCTTGGAGTGGATGATGGGATTTCCAATAGGGTGGACAGAAGTATAGCCTTGGGCAATGCAGTAGTACCACAACAAGTATATCCTATCTTAAAAATGATAGCAGATATAGAAAGGGGAATTTAATATGATAGATAAATATAAAGTAGCAGCAGATATAAAGAAAGATAATCCTAAAATATCACATAAAGAAGCGTTGGAGTTTTCTAAAGAAGCAGCAAGAATATACTTTGAGGATAATTGTACACCAAATGAAGCTATGAGAAAAGCTAAGGAAGTGTTAGGGGTAGGTGATTAAGTGGAATTAAAACTAAACACAATCTACAACATGGATTGTCGTGAAGGATTAAAAAAACTAAAAGATAAGAGCATAGACACTTGTGTAACTTCTCCGCCATATTGGGGATTGCGTGATTATGGAGTAGATGGGCAACTAGGATTAGAAGAAACCCCAGAAGAATATGTTTCAAGCATAGTAGAAATCTTTAGAGAAGTTAAGCGCGTATTAAAAAACGAAGGAACATTATGGTTAAATTTAGGCGATAGCTATGCAGGTAGTGGAAAAGGACAATGGGAAGAAGGAAAAGGGCAGAAAGAAACATATATAGCTACAAAAGATAGTTTACAATGCAAAATCCCCAAAACTCCTAATGGTCTCAAACCTAAAGACCTTGTAGGCATTCCCTGGATGGTAGCCTTTGCATTAAGGGCGGATGGATGGTATCTAAGATCGGATATTATTTGGAATAAGCCCAATCCCATGCCTGAAAGTGTGCAAGATAGGCCAACAAAAGCCCATGAATATATTTTCTTATTATCTAAAAGTAAAAACTATTACTATGATAAAGATGCAATAATGGAACCTTTAGCACAATCATCTATACAGAGGTTACAGCAAGATATAGATTCGCAAAATGGATCAAGTAGAGCAAATGGCGGTAGCAAATTAAACGGAAACATGAAAGCGGTATTTACTGTTAGGGGAAGTAAAGGAATAATTGGCAATCCTAATTCTGGAAGAAGAGAAGAAGATAAGACTATTGAGGTTCCGATCGGCAGGAATAAGAGAACTGTTTGGACTATACCTACAGCAAAATTTTCCGAAGCGCATTTCGCAACTTTTCCACCAGAATTAATTGAGCCTTGCGTATTGGCTGGCTCCCCTAGTGGAGGTATTGTTTTGGATCCATTCATGGGATCAGGAACTACAGCAATGGTTGCAGTTCGGAATCAAAGGAACTATATAGGGTTTGAGTTAAACTCGGATTATATACAAATAGCAAAAAAACATAGACTTAATAAAGTTCAATTACAAATGATTTAAAGAAAGGTGATCAAATGTTAAAAGCATGGAGAAGTTGGAGGAATAATACAACTTTAAATGACGGAATGTTCTTGAAGTTTTATATATGGGATAGAATAATCATTCGACCAAGAAGGAGATTAAGAAGATGGCTAAGAAGATAAATAGCAAAAGAAAAGGAGCGGAAGGTGAAAGAGAATGGGCAAAGTTTTGCAGAGAACAAGGATTTGAAGATGCTAGGAGAGGTCAACAGTATTCAGGAATAGAAGGCGAAGATGTAATCGGACTTCCTGGAATACATCAAGAAGTTAAAAGAGTAGAAAGATTAAACGTATCTGATGCGATAAGACAAGCTATAAGAGATAAGGAAGAAGAAGATATACCTATAGTTGCACATAGAAAGAATTACGAGGAATGGTTTGTTACTATGAGGGCTGACGATTGGTTTAAATTATACAAAGCATGGAGGGATAAATATGACTAATGAACAAATAGAATCAGCTATAGAGTATGCGTTACAAATAGCAACAACAGGGAACGAGGAAGAAATAGAAACTATTATTGAAGCGTTGGAAAAACAGATACCTAAGAAAGGCATGCCATACAATAGCGGAAAAAATCATAACTTTATAGAGTGTAGTACATGTAGCGCGCATTTAGATTTATATTATAAACATTGTACTAAATGCGGTCAAAAGCTAGATTGGAGTTGATGAAGTGAACTGCTATAGAACTAATTGCAAATGTGATGATATAAAGAAAATGTATTGTCTATTTAAATTAAACAAGAAGCAGCAAAGACTAATGAAAAAGATAAGTAAAAATAATTATTGTGACGAATGTGGAAATATAACTATTAAAGCTAAGTATAGAGGAAGAACGATAAACCTCTGCACTGAGTGCGGAGTGAGAAGGGAGAGAATAGCGTGAGCTTTTGGAATAGCGTAAAAAGAAAAGCTAGAAAAGAGCATACTTGCAAATATTGCGGAAAGAAGATTAAAAAAGGTGAAGAATACAGCAGAGAAACAGGAATATACGAAGGAGATTTTAATGATTATTGTTTATGTTTAAGATGTAGATTCCTAGTAGATGAATTTGAACATGACGATTATTTACATGAGTTCGCAGATACTTTAATCGACAACGATTTAATGTTATGCCCTGCTTGTGGAACGTCAAATTTAAGTGAATGGGAATTTACAGATGATATGCAAAGTTGTGAATGTGAATGCGATAATTGCGGCGAAAAATGGGTTGCAGATTTAAGCATTGAAGGAATAAAGCGAATAATTACAAGCACTAGATAGGGAGGAATAAATAATGAACTTAGAAAAATTATATAAAATGCAAAGTGAATTAGATAACTATATTATAAAGAATAGAAACATAACAATAAGTGAAGCTGAATTACTAGACAAGACAATATTAGCTTTATTAGTAGAGGTAGGGGAGTTAGCTAATGCGACTAGATGCTTCAAACATTGGAGCACAAAAGGACCTGAAAGCAAAGAAAGATTATTAGAAGAATTAGCGGATATATGGCACTTCTATTTATCTATAGGGAATCAGACAGGTAAAAGATTTGAAACTATAACTATAATATCAATGGAAAAAGTTGTTGAAGTAATTCAAAAAAATGAGAGTTGTTTTAACCTCAACAGAAATGAATTAATTGTTAAAACGTTACTAGAAATATATGGAAATATAACAGAAAATAAATACGAATCAACAGGGAAAGCCATTAGGGTAATAGGGTGGTTACTAGACTTTACAGATGAAGAAGTAGAACAAGCCTACGTGAAGAAACATGAAGAAAATTATAGAAGGCAAGCGGAGGGATATTAATGTGTAATTGCATAGAAAAAACAGAACAAAGATACAAAGAACATTTAAAAGAAAACAACAAGACATTTAAAGAAATAGAAGATTTCGAGGTTGGATTTACAAATAAGGCTTTTCTTATGAGTAGTTGCAAAACTGAAATAGTATTACCGATAGAAGTTTCATGGGAACATAGAGCGAAATCAGGAAGAGTTTCAACTAAAAGAAAAGTATCAAGTTTTACAATGAGCTATTGCCCATTTTGTGGGGAAAAGAAAGGGGATTAAATATGAAAAAGAAAATATTAATAGTTTTAATGGTTTTAGTTATATTGCTAGCAGGATGCCAACATAGGCAATCAACAAGAGTTTCTCATAACGTATCACTAGAAGCTGATAACTTTAATGTGATAAGAAGATTAACAGTATTAAATGCAAGAACAGATAAACCAATGTTTGAGTTGATCGGAGCGTTTAGCTTTGAGTTACAGAGTAATCGTATCATTGTAGTAGTGGAAACAGGTCCTAACGAATATAAAAAGCATTCCGTAGGACTTGGAGAGTGGACCTTATGGGTAGTTGAAGATGTAGGAGGGGCGAATGTAGACAAGTATCGTTATGAAGTAAACTTCCTACCTGAAATGATAGTACCTATAACATTTACAAGTAATGACTAGGAGGGGCAAAGATGTTTAGAATTGTCAAAGGAAAACTTAAAAAAGCAACTCATGAATGGCAAGAATATTTACTCAACAAAGAATTGTTATTATGTACTGGACTTGAAAATACATTAAACTTACTAGCGATAGATGAAAAGGATTTAAATGAGTACTGTAACTATTTATGGGACAAGAATTATTTCGTAAGAGAGGAATATGAGAGACTTGAATGGTTAATCGAAGATATAGAATTAGGTAACTATGGATTTGGATTTGATGTTGATGAAATAGAGATTATAGAGATAATAAAAGAAATTAAACTAGGGGGCTAAGTAATGAATAAAAGAAAAAGAAAAGAATGTCATAACTGCAAATATATAAATGAACATAGTTTATGTTTTCGTGGAGACATAGACAAGAGACAACAGAGGAAATTAATGAGAACATCTGATAAATATGGAATATGGGAAAGATTTTACTGTAAAAGTCATAAACATAAGAAAGACTAGGGAGGGACAAGCATGGATAAGAAAGAAAAGCTAAAACTAAAAATAAATGAATTTATAGATAAAGCAGTAGATAAAGCAAATGAAGATGATAAACTAGATTATTTTAATATAGAGATAAACAATCATAACGGAACTCTACAAATGGATATTAATATGAGATATAGAGAGAAGGTGTATTAAAATGCTAAAAGAAACTAAGCATGACTATCAAAATTGTCTAACTGGAAATTTCTATGATAATAAATGTACAGGTGAATATGAGTCGTGGGAAGATTTTAAAAACACTCATGCTGGATTTGGTGCAAATGATTATTATAATGACACATATAATTTTGTTTTTAGATATGACATACACAAGCAAGATGACAGTAAATACAGATTAGAATTATGCATAATGCTTCAACGTAAAGGTATTTATACACATTTATATATTCATAATATAGATCAAAATACATTGAATACAGAGGTTAAGGAATGGCTGAAAGGTAGAAGTAAATACATCACACACCTATGGAAAGAAGTATTATAAGAAAGGGGAATAAAGATGGATAAATTAGACAAGCTTTTAGAATATACAAGCAAACAGGAAGATAAATACTATGACTTTGCACATAAGGCAATGGAGCAAGGAAATATGTTAGCCTTTCAAGTTCACCAAGCAGAAGCGACAGCATTTCAAAGAGTAAGATATGCAATAGAAGATTTAAAGGAATCTGATAAAAATAAGGATGAACAAGAGATATCACCTCAAGAAATAGCAGAAATAATAGCAAGAAACTTAACAGCATGGGATACAAGTAAAGATAAAAAAGAAGGATTACTTCCAGAAGTATATCTTAGAAACAAAGGCGTATATAAAGAGCTTACAGGAGAAGAATATATTTTTTCAAGAGCAGTAAAGAAATTTAATATAAAATAGATCCTACTATACAGATAGCGGACCTAGACTATTTACTCTTATGAGTGTAGTTTAGTGTCCGCTTTTTTATTGAAAGGAGAATGAAAATGGATGGACTAACAAGCAAAGAAAGACATCAAATAGTAGAAGAAAGAAGTCAAGGCCTATGTGAAAACTGCGGAAGTAACTTTATGGTACAACATCATCATATCATAGGCGGAAATGGTAAGAGAAGACAATGTGAAACTATATATAGCCTAATAGCTTTATGCTGGGATTGCCATCATGGAGATTATGGAGTAGAAGGAAATAAAGATAGAACATTAGATTTGAAACTTAAGCAAGACCTACAAAGGAAGTATGAGGAATTAGGATTAAAAGGTAAAGAACTGCAATACTGGCTAGGTGGAAGATTTTATTTATAGGAGGATAATTATGAATGAAAACAAAGGATTTACTATCAAGTGCAATAAATGTGGAAGAGAAGATGAATATAAGGACAAATCTTTTTATAGCAAGCAATTCGATGAAGAAGATGGACAAATAATACTAGGTGTAAGTTGGGGATATGAAGAAGGAAGTATTAAGTGTGAATGTGGCAATATTATTGAATTTTAGGGGTGATTAGGTGGACCTTAAAGATATCACTAAAGAATTATACCAGGGAAGTAAAAGACTAGAAGAAGGAAGTCAAGATATATTTCTATTAGCAAAAGCAGCAGCAGAAACTGAAAGAGATTATAGAGTAGCACTAGCAAAAGAAAAGATAAGACTTAGAGATGAAAAAATGCCAGTGGGGCTAATAGAAGATGTAGCAAGAGGTAATATAGCAGATTTAAGATTTCAAAGAGATTTAGCAAGAGAAAAATATATAGCTGCAAGAGATAGTTTAAAAGCTATAGCGGTGCAAATAAATGCATTACAAAGTATTCTTAGAATACAAAATGAAGTCTAGGAGGGAAATACATGACTAAGGATTATTATAAAGAAACAGAATACTTATTATACAACTATAAGATGTTTGAAATAAGTATAGAAAACATGGAGCAGGAGATAGAATACCTAGAAAAAGAAGATGGAATGACAGGGATAAGTTACGATGGAATCAGCACAAGCCCTACACATAAATTCAGTAGCATTACAGAAGATGCAGCATTATCAAATAGTGAGAAAATACAATTCCTACAACGCAATATAGAGAGAAATAGAAGACAGTTAGAAAAGATAGATAGAGCTATGATGGGACTATCAGAGGTGGAACGAATAATCTTAGAACAGAAATATATAGAAGGAAAACAATGGTGGCAAGTGGCACATAAAGCAGGATATAGTGAAAGACAGTGCAGAAACATAAGAAAAGATGCAATAAATAAGATGATTATAGGTATATTTGGAGATAAGGCACTCAAGTAAAAGTTGCCGTTTTATTGCCACATTTTTGGAGAAAACTAATATATAATAGTAGTATGAGATTGTATCTCAAATATGCGAAACCCACTCGCAACTAGTTAAATTAAATAGGGCAGGATTTACAAACAATTGCTCGAATATGGCTCGTGAGGACACGGGCGATTAAGGACTTACTTATACCAGTAGGTCCTTTCTTATTGTAAAGGAGTTGATTATATTGATATACATAGATGAAGAAGGTAAAACACAATGTACTGAATGTTGTCTAAGCTGTGAGGAAAATAAAAAGACATGTGAAGCAAGAAAAGAAAGAGGAAGACGAGCTAACAGAATGGCATATAAAGCTAAGAAGGAATATGAGAGAAAGAAGGGAACATTATGACTATAGGAGAATACATAAGACAAACAGATATAGAACAATACAAACGATTAATTAATATGTTCAAGGTAAAGATAGACAAGCCTAAGAAGAAAATAGAATTAGGTTGCAGTATAGAAGAATTAATGAGAGTAGATAGTTATAAGAGAGAAGGGCGAAGAGTTAGGCAAAGGAGCTGGGATAATGGAGAAATACTTAATATCTACAGAAACTTTGAGAGAAGCTAAAGAAATAGCAAGACAAAAGAATCTAAAGGAAAATGAGTGGAAATATATTCCTCAAGACGTTACAAGAAAATCAAAAATAATGGGAACAAGAGTAAGTGACGAGAAATATTTGATAGGATATTTCTCTGATAATGAAAGAGAATATTTAAATTGCCCGCTCTAAAATAGTTTTATTCGGACGGTGGAGGAAGTTAATCAGATGGCTTAAAATAGCGAAAGTAAATTTATGGAAATATCCTCTTTGATTTGATATAATATAGGAAAATAGGAGGGGATAAAAATGGCAAAACACAACAATGAAATAGAAACAATAAAAATTGTAATGGATAGCGGGAAGGAATATACAGTGAAAAACTGGGATGTTGAAAAATTTCTTGAAAATTTCTGTTATCATAAAGACGGAAGTTTAATAAATGGTTTTGTCTATTTGCATGGATACGCAATTAACCCAAGTCATATATCTTCAATCGAATATGATTACTAAGAGCCACCAGGCTCTTTTTTCTTTGCAATAAATAAAGGTAGGTGGTGATATGAATTTAATATGTCGAGAGTGCTATAAGAATAAAGAATGTGAATATTCTTGTACTGCAGTACAAGAATTACACAAGATATTTAACAAACAGAATAAAAAGGATAAAACTACAAGAATAAGAAATCTAAGAAGACAACTAAGTATAAGAGAAGCAGAACCAAGTAGGAAATTAAAGAACTTAGCAAACAAGATAAATAAATAAATTTCCTGAATTTAATTTTATAAAAGAATGGGATATAAAGATAGATTATATAATTAGCTATGAGAAAAAACGCGGAGAGAAAATAGTATTTGCTGATTGCAGAAAGGTGACAGAAACATACAAAGCATATCTACCTTATGATTTCATAATTACATTTTACGAAAACAATACAGGATTCTTAAATGACAACCAATTAAAAATATTAATGTATCATGAATTAAAACATATTGGTATTGGAGAAAGAGGATTAAAGATTAATCCTCATGATATAGAAGATTTTAGTGATATCTTAGATAAATATGGACTAGACTGGAATAATTTTGGGAAAGAGTTACCAGATATATTGGGAGGTGATTAGGGCGATGAATACTGTACAAAATCCTACAAAATACGAACCTACAGAAAAAGAAAAAGCATTACTTGAAGTGTTGATAAATCCAGAAAACAGAATGAAGTCTATTACTGATATTTGTAAGATAGCTAAATGTTCACGTTCTACTTACTATGAAGCTTTCTCAAAACCTGAGTTTGTAGAAATATATAAACAATATTCCGTCGACCTTGTAAAGCAATCTGTAGCATCTGTATTAAATACATTCATCAGAGAAGCACAAAGGGGAAGTTTTCAACATGGTAAAGTTTTGCTTGAAATGGCAGGTGTATACACGGAGAAACAGCAGCTAGACCATAGCGGCAATATTAATACCAACAACCCATATGAAGGACTTACAAAAGAGCAGTTGTTAAAACTAGCTAGTGATGAAGAATGAAAATAGATAAGAAATTAATAAAATTAGGGGCAAAGATAGAACTTGCAAGGCGTGAGTTCTTTTTTTATTGCAATTTAAAAGCTCCTGATTTTTATAAACATAATAGAAAATATTTAATTGATTTATGCGATGAATTTCAGAGTTTTTATGAAAGTGATGATGAAGTATTGATTATAAATGAACCTCCTCGTCATGGCAAGAGTAGAACAGCGGGTTTATTTGTTGAATGGGTACTTGGAAAGAACCAAAATGAAAAGATAATGACAGGCTCATACAATGAAACTTTATCAACTATGTTTTCTAAAAACGTAAGAAACTCTATACAAGAAGAAAAAGCAGATAAATATAAACCAGTATTTTCCGATGTCTTTCCAGGAGTAGCAATCAAACATGGTGACGGAGCTATGAATTTGTGGTCCTTAGAAGGTGGATACAATAACTATCTAGCGACTTCTCCAACGGGTACAGCCACAGGTTTCGGATGCTCATTAATGATTATAGATGACTTAATCAAGAACGCAGAAGAAGCTTACAATGAAAACGTAAAACAAAAACATTGGGAATGGTTTACTAATACAATGCTGTCTAGGCTTGAAGAGGGTGGGAAAATAATCATCATAATGACCAGATGGGCTAGTGATGATTTAGCAGGTAAAGCATTAGAATATTACAAAGAGCAAGGAATAGAGATTAGGCATGTAAGCATGAAAGCACTAATCAATGAAGAGAAAAAACAAATGCTTTGCCCAGAGGTATTAAGCTATAGAAGCTATAAAAATAAAGTAAAAGCAATGGGTGCAGACATAGCAAGTGCCAACTATCAACAGGAACCTATAGACCTTAAGGGAAGATTATACAGTAGTTTTAAAACTTATACAGAGATACCTAAGGACAACAAAGGCAATCCTTTATTTACACGGATAGGGGCTTATGTAGATACGGCCGATGAAGGCTCAGACTATTTGTGTGTGATTGTATATGGGGTTTATAACAAAGAAGTCTATATAATAGATGTTTATTATACGAAAGACCCTATGGAGATAACGGAACCTCATACAGCTAAGATATTGTACGAGAATGAAGTTAATAAGGCAGATATAGAAAGTAATAATGGCGGTAGAGGATTTGCAAGAGCAGTTGAAAGGATATTAAAAGAGAAATATGGAAGTAATAAAACTAGAGTTAAATGGTTTCATCAAAGCAAGAATAAACAGGCTAGAATATTATCTAATTCTACATGGGTTATGGATCACATATATTATCCAATAAATTGGAGAGATAAATGGCCTGAATATCATAAAGCTATGACAACATATCAAAGAGAAGGCAAAAACAAACATGATGATGCACCAGATGCAACTACAGGAGTAGCTGAAACGTTTGATAAAGGCATTGGATTATCAGTATTGAAATAATATTATTAGTCACAAAAGAGTGATTTGACGACTAAAAAGAAGGTGATAAATTGTTTGGGTTTAAAAACATATTCAATAATCAAGTAAATATAATGACGACAGAAGATATCCTTGTAGAAGAAATACAAGAGTTTAACAATAGCGACAAAAGAGCGTGGATGATAACAGGAGATAAATATTATAGAGTAGAAAATGACATTGATAATAGGAAGATTACTAGAAAGACAGAAGAAGGAGAGATAACGGATTATTCTAAGGCTAATAATAAATTATCTCATGGCTTTATGAAAAATTTAGTTGATGAAAAAATCGCTTATTTACTCACAAAAGACTATTCTCTGGATTGCAATGATAAAAAGTACACAGAAAAGGTCAAAGATGTACTAGGCAAATATTTTCAATATAAACTTGCTCATTTAGGAACAGAATCATCCAATAAGGGAATAGCGTGGCTACAGGTATATATAGATGAACAAGGTAAGTTAGGAACTATGTTAATACCTAGTGAACAATGTGTTCCTTTATGGAGAGATAATACTCATACAGAATTAGATGGACTGATTAGATTTTATTTAATTACTGTATTCGAAGGTAAAGAAAAGAAGAAAGTAACAAAAGTAGAATATTATACAGAGAATGAAGTTAGTTTCTATATATTAAAAGATGATCAGCTTATTAGAGACATAGAAACCAATGAAGGTGGTCCGATACTCCACTATAAAAGTGGTGAGGAATGGAAGTCATGGGGTAAAGTTCCTTTTATAGCCTTTAAAAATAATAGATTGGAATATCCTGATGTAAAATTTATAAAATCTTTAGTGGATGATTATGATAAATCCAGGAGCGATGTATCTAACTTTATCGAAGAAGTTAAGAATCTAATCTATGTATTAAAAGGATATGGAGGGGAGAATTTAGGGGAATTTATGAGAGATTTAAACTACTATGGAGCCATAAAAATAGATGATCCTGAACATGGCGGTGTAGATACCCTTAACCCCACAATGGATATTCAAGCTGCAAAAGAACACTTTGAACAACTGAAGAGAGATATAAACGAATTTGGCGGAGGAGTAACTAAGGATCTAGATAAGTTTGGAAGCTCGCCATCTGGGATAGCACTTAAGTTCCTTTATAGTGGGTTGGATTTAAAATGTAATCATTTAGAGGTAGAATTTAAACAAGCTTTTGAACAATTATTATATTTTATAAATATCTATCTATCAGAAACAGGACAAGGAAATTACCAAAACGAAAAAATAGAAATAATATTCAACAGAGATATAACGATAAATGAAACAGAAGCAATAAATAATATCAATAATTCTCAAGATATACTCTCGTTAGAAACTTTAATAACACAACATCCTTATGTGTCAGACGTAGAGGAAGAATTAAAAAGAGTACAAGCTGAAAGGTTAGAAAAAGCAAAAGAACGAGCTAAGATGTTCGGTAGTGATAGATTTTCCCAAATAGAAGGTGAGGGAAATGAAGAATAATAAATATTGGGTTAAGAGGGCAAAGGATAAAATGAAAGGGTATCACAAAGATAGCGATAAAACTATCCTACTAATTACCAATGCATATGATAAAGCTATTGAGGATATAGAAGAAGACATAAGAAAGATATATGATAAGTTTAAATTCGATAGCGGATTAAGTGATGCAGAAATAAGAAAATTGCTTAATTCTAAAGTGGATAATAAAATTTTAGATGAATTAAGAGAACAAATACTCACCGTTGAAGACCCTGATATAAGAAAAGAGATATTATCAAAACTTAATGCACCTGCATATAAAGCACGTATCACTAGATTAGAAGCATTAAAATTAAACGTCTATACAAAGATTAAGACAGTAGCGGATATCGAATTAAAGCAGAGTAAAAGTCTCTATATTGATACTATAAATAAATCATATTATCAATCTATATTTGATATACAAAAAGGATTAGGAATAGGCTTTGATGTTGCCAGTATACCTACTCATGTTGTTGAAGAAATACTTAAAAACCCTTGGAGCGGCAAAAACTTCTCTCAAAGAATATGGAAGAATACTGATATAGTAGCCGAAAAAGTAACGGATATAATGCTAAGCGGTTTTGTGAGTGGTAGAACTATAAGCCAAATGAGTAGGGAATTAAGGGATTTCGCAGATGTAAGCAAATATGTAGCTTCAAGATTAATAAGAACAGAATTGACCTATATGGCTAATCAAGGAGAGTTACAAAGCTACAAAGAGTGCGGCATAGAAGAATATATGTATTTGGCAACATTAGATGATAGGACATCGGAAATATGCCAAAAACTAGATAACAAAGTATTCAAAGTAAGTGAAGCTAAGGAAGGGAAAAATCTTCCGCCAATGCATGTGTTTTGCAGATCAACAACTAGGGCATGGTTTGGGGTTGATACTCTAGAGGGAATAAAGCGAAGAGCAAGAGACCCTAAGACTGGCAAGACTTATTTAATTGATGCTAATATTGATTATAAAACTTGGCGGGACACTTATGTAAAGGAGGATTAACATGGCTACAGCTACACAAGTAACATTAATTATATGTCTGACATTTATAATATTGACATTGATTAGCAAGAAGATAGAGAAATAAAAAGTAATATAAATATTCAAGACTTAGGAATAAGTCTTTTTTTATCGCTCTTTTTTAGTGTTTGTAGAGCATAAAGAACAAAGAACCCAAAACAGGTACAGACCTGTATAAAAATGTATGGAGGGATATAAATGGATTGGTTAAAAGAACTATTAAAAAATGCGGGGATTGAAGATGCAAAGGTTGATGAAGTTGTAGGAAATATCAATAAAGAAATACCTAAGTATTTAATTCCTAAGGACAAGTATAATGAAGTATCGGAAGCTAAGAAACAACTTGAGTCAGATATAAAAGACAGAGATAAGCAACTTAAAGACTTAGGAGAAAAAGCTAAAGGTAATGAGGATTTAGAAAAGCAGATAAAAGAACTTCAAGAGACTAACGCAAAAGCTAAAGAAGACTATGAATCTAAGATAAACAATATCACTTTAGACAATGCTATTAAGCTAGCCTTAAAAGATAATAAGGCAAAACATGAAGATTTATTGATGGGTAGATTTGATAAAGAAAAACTAAAAATCAAAGAAGATGGAACTATAGAAGGTTTAGAGGACCAGATAAAAGATTTAAAAGAAACCTATAAGGATTTATTTGTCGAACCTCTAGGAGGGTTTACTCCTAAAAATAATGGAGACAGCAATCCTCCTGCAGGGATGGAACAAATAGCAAAAACAATACAAGAAAATTTAGGGTACTAAAAGGAGGATGTAAAATATGGCAATTCCAAATGTATTAGAATATGCAAAATTATTTATGCAACAACTTGATAAGCAAGTAGTAGCTTTAGCAACATCTGGGTGGATGGAAGCTAACGCAGGATTAGTTAAATATAATGGCGGTAATGAATGTAAAATTCCTATGATATCTATGGATGGATTGGGAGACTATGATAGAACTAACGGTTTTGTTGATGGTGCGGTAACATTAGAATATCAAACAAAGACATTAACTCAAGATAGAGGTAGAACGTTCCAATTAGACAGAATGGATGTGGACGAAACTAACTTTGTGGCAACCGCTGCTAATGTAATGGGAGAATTCCAAAGAACGTTAGTAATTCCTGAAATTGATGCTTATAGATATTCTTCCATAGCGACACAAGCTATTGCGAAAAGTGCTGCAACAGGAGGATATGCAGCAGATGCAGCTACAATATTATCTAAAATCAAAGAGGATATATACGCTATTTATGATATAGCAGGAGAAATACCATTAGTAATAACTTTAAGCATGCCAATATGGGCTGTCTTAAGCAACTCTACAGAATTATCAAAACAACTATCAGTAATTGAGTTTAGTCAAGGTGATATTAAAACTGCCGTAAGAGGAATAGACAATAACCCAATTATTCCAGTACCATCCGCAAGAATGATGACTAAATATCAATTCCTAGATGGTAAGACAGCAGGCCAAACAGCAGGAGGATTTAAACCAGATACAGATGCTAAGAATATCAATTGGATCATAACTCCAAGAACTGCACCTATAGCAGTTTCTAAGACAGACAAGATAAGAATATTTGAACCTGATACTAACCAAAAAGCTGATGCATGGAAACTTGATTATAGAAAATATCATGATCTATGGGTTAAAGATAATCAATTTAAGACTATTAGAGTTAATATCAAAGAATCTTTAGCTTAGGAGTGATGATTAATGTTTAAGTTAGAAAAAATGAATGTAGTTAAAATAGTAGCTACAGAGCATGAAAAAGAGAAATTAATCAATAAAGGTTTTACAGAGGTTATAGATAAGACACACAAAGCATTAAAATTAAATGGAGATGGAGAAATTACATTATTATCAGAAGTAACAGAAGAAGAAATGCAAGAAGAAGTTAAAGAAAAGAAGGAAGAAAAGTCAAAAGGGAAGGTTGCCAAATAGGTAGCCTTCTTTTTATTAAGTAGGTGAATACATGGACCAACTAGGTAAATTAAAACTAAAATTAGGAATTAAAGGAACGGAACAAGATGACTTGCTAAATCTTTATTTCGATGATGCTAAAGATACTATATTAGAATTAACTCACCTTACTGAGATACCTAATAGCCTTTTAAGCACTCAAATAGAATTAGCAATAGTTTTATATAACAAAGAGGGAATAGAAGGGCAGACAAGCCATTCAGAGGGTGGGGTTGGTAGAAGTTTTGAAGAAGGCATCCCCGAAAGTATTATGAAGAAAATTAGAAGTGCAAGAAGATTGCCGAGGTGATTATATGAGACTTAGGCAAAGAGATTTAAAATCTTATATGGTAAAGAAACATGGAACATTCAAAGAAATTGATGGAACTAAATACACAGGTTACGAACATACAGGTCAAACTGTTAAAGCTAAAATCCATCCTGCAGGCGGTAAAATGTTAAGTGAAATATATGGAGTTAGACTTGCTAATATGCAGACTATGCTAATGGAGGATGCGGAACTTGCTAGAGAATTAGATGTGGAATTCAACAGTCAAAAACAACAATACGGAGTATGTGTTTATAGAAATAAAGACCAGGAGCCTGATTATAAAATTGTAGCCATCAGACCATGGGATGGGCATATAGTGGCAGATTTGGAGAGGATATAAATGAGTCTTGAAGGTTTTGAAAGCTTAATAAAAAAGTTAAACAGGATAGCAGACCCCAAGGAAGCATTAAAAAAAGGAGTAAGCCTATCTACTAAAAAAGTACAAGGGGATGCTAAAGAACTAGCGGCAGTTAATGAAGGGCAATTACAAAATTCTATTTATGAAAACGTAGAAGAAAAACCAACCGAAATTATAGGTTCAGTATATACCAATGTTCCCCAAGCAGTATACACAGAATTTGGAACAGGACCTAAAGGTATGGCAGCACCTAAAGACCTTCCGCCTGAAATAGCGAATCAATTACATTATAGGAATGATATGTGGTGGATACATGAAAGTCAAATAGATTCGGCTATAGCAGAGAAATACCATTTCATCAAATTTGAGACTGCCGAAGGGGTATTCTATGGCACTTATGGACAAGAACCCCAACCATTTATGTATCCTGCATTAAAGCAGAATCAAGAGATCATAAAAAAACATATAGCAGATGAAATAAGGCTAGATATAAAGAAAAAAGGGTGATTAAATGTATGATATAAAACCCAAAATAAATGAATTATTAGAGGAAATAGTAGGAGAAGATAATGTATCGGATAGTTATCCTGAAAGCTTTGAGAATTTACCCTATATTTCTTTTTATGAATTAACCAATACAGATGCCTACAAAATCAAAGAGGAATTATACACAGAAATAGCAATTCAAATTGATATATGGCACAATAGATCAACTGGTGTACTTGCAAGGCAAGTAAATGATGTTATGAATAGTATTGGCTTAAAGAGAGATTTTGCGAGGGATATACCCGACCCAAGCGGCATAAAGCACAAGACAATGAGATTTAAAGGTAAAGTTAATAATAGAACTAAGATTATGTATCAATAAAGGAGTGAAAATTAATGGATTTAAAGTTAAACTTACAACTACATGCAGGACAAAGTTACAATGAAGCTACCTTATCCTATAAGGAAGGTTCAATGACAGATTATGAAGAAATTGGACTATTAATGGAAATACCGGATGTCGGCGGAGATCCTGAAAAGATAGAAGTAACTACATTAAAAGATAAGAATAAAAAATATATTCCAGGTATTTCAGATTTAGGAGATTTAGATTTTGTATTTTTGTATGACAATAGCACTACCACATCAAATTATAGGATATTGAAAGAGTTACAAGATGGTAATAAAATGGCTAAATTTAAACTAGACTACCCAGATGGAAGCGGACATGAGTTTGAAGCTTTTGTAAGCGTAAAAGTTGGTGGGGGTGGGGTTAATGCTGCTAAAACATTTACAGCTAGTATGTTCTTGCAATCTGATATAGTAGATATTAATCCACAATAAAGGGACTTGAATTCCCCTCCTTTGTATAGTATCCTTAAATTACCATATAATACTAACAGGGGAGGGGTTTTGTGGATAATAAAACGTTAGATAAATATATTTTTAAATTAAGTTGGCTTAGTCTTATTCCTCATATTTTGGCCATAGCATTATTTGTTGGAATGTTTACGACACCTATTAAAATACTTAGGATACTTACTACAAAAATTATTATAGAACCTAATATGGTTTATGGAGAAAAAGGGATACTAAGAAAAGATATACAAAATAGTCCAATGAAACATATTCAAAGCGTAAGAGTGGATAGGTCTTTCTTTGGTAGAATATTTGGATATGGTGATGTTACAATCACTACAGCAGGAGCAGGGTATATCTACAAAGGAATAGGGAGTCCTGAAAAACTAAGAAATATTATAAATAGTTATATGCAAGCAACTTCTTAAATGGAGTTGCTTTTTTAATACTTGAAAATTAGGAGGGAAGCATTATGAGATATACAGAATTCAATGTAGGGGATAAAGAATATAAATTAAGGTTAGCAGCTAATCAAATTGTTAATATAGAGAAAAAAATAGGTGGCAATTTATTAAATATATTTATGGAGGAAGATAAAATACCTTCAATGGAAGAATTGCTAATGGTTGTACATGGAGCTTTACAAAAATTTCATCACGGGATTACCTTATCGGATACTTATGACATTTATGATGACTATGTAGAAAATGGTGGAACTTTCGAGGATTTAATAGAACTTATGTTAGATGTGCTTGAGGTGGCTGGTTTTTTCAAGGCGGAGCAGTTAGAGGAGGGGAAAGCGAAACTCAAGGAAGCCAAAAAGAAATAGAACAAATAAATAATTGTACAGAACTGTTTGAAAAGCTGTATCCAGTAGCCATAGAAAACGAAGTGGATGCAGTTTTTATTGGGATATGACCTATAGGGAGATTATAGCTGCTATAGAAGGATACCAAAAGAGATTTAAGAACGATCTTCAAATTCAAGCTATGTTTATCTACAAGATTGGCGAATTAGTAGGGGTAGCGGTAAATGATCCGAAAAAATATCCTAAGAATGCTAAAGAAGCATTTAAGAAAACAGGTATATTTGATGATACTGAAGAAGCTGAACCTAAAAAACAGGACTGGGAAATTATGAAAGAAAGAGTTAATAGATATGCTTACCTAAAAAAGAAGAGAGGTGAGAGCATTTGACGATAGAAGAATTAAGAGTATTGATAACCGCTAAAACAGAAGGATTACGGGAAGGGATAAACAAAGCTACGAGTAGATTAAAAGGATTTAAAAAGTCTTCCAGCGATGCAAGTTCTGCTGTTAATAAAAATGTTCAAAATATGAAAAATCAATATGATCAACTAATTAAGAAGTTAGATAATGTAAACGCTCAAGCAGAGTTACAGCAAAAGAAACTAGCAGAATTAAGGGGAAAGTATTCTAGATTCAGTGTGTTAGGGCAAGATAGCCCAAAGGCAATGAAGTTACAAGAACAAATATTAAGAACAGAGTCAAGATTGCACAATTTAATATCTACCTCAGATAAAACAGTAGGGAAAATATCGGAACTTGAAAGCAAAATGAATAGTGCTGGCAATTCTACAGAAAAGGCCAACAATAGATTTAAAAGTTTAAAAGATAAACTTGAACAGATAAAGGATAAGTTCCGGCAAACTGGTAGGAGTGCTGAAAAATCAACTGGGAAAATAGCCGGGTTCGCTAATATGTTAAATAAGTCATTTATGAGGATTCTTAAGAGAATCTTCATTTATAACTTAATTTATAAAATGATTAGAGGCTTATTAATTATATGAATGGAGCTTTGAAAACTAATAATCAGTTTGCTAATTCTTTTAACGCCATCAGAACTAACCTTAGAGTAGCATTTCAACCTATATATGATTTTATTCTACCTGCTATCAATGCACTTATGAGAGGACTAGCAACTCTTACAACATATATAGCGAACTTCACATCTGCTTTATTTGGTAAAACATATAAGCAATCATATGATGCTGCTAAAGGCATAGAGACTGCTAAGAAAGCTATGGATGGGTATGGATCATCTGCTAAAAAAACAAAAGGTCAACTCGCAAGCTTCGATGAAATCAATACAGTGAACACCGACAAAGAAGGTAGCGCTGGCGGAGCTAATGATTTTGAGATGGAAATGCCTGACTTAACAGAAATTGACGAAGGGCCTATTGAAAAATTAAAAAAAACATTAGCCGAACTATTCAAACCTTTTAAAGATGCATGGAATACTGAAGGACAAAATACAATCAATAGTATTAAAAGAGCGTTTCAAAACATTAAGGAAGTAGTGGAAAGCGTAGGTAAAAGCTTCAAAGAAGTTTGGACTGGCGGTAGCGGGAAAGATGTACTGGAATCCCTGCTTAGATTACTTCAATTAATATTGAACATAGTTGGAGATGTAGCTGCTGAATTTAAGAAAGCATGGGAAAATAATGATAATGGAACAAGATTAATCCAAAGTGTTTTCAACGCTTTACAAAATGTACTTTTATTAATAGAAAGCATAGGTAATAGTTGGCGAGAAGTATGGAACAATGGTACTGGTCAAAAAATGATAGAATACATCCTAGGAATATTGACACAGATATTTGATTTGGTAGGAAATATAGCTGAAAGTTTTAGAATAGCGTGGGAAACAAATGACACAGGAACAAAGATTCTTCAAGGCATAGCAGATACATTAAATATAATTCTTGGAATATTTGAAAGTATCGGAGAATCGTTAAATAAGGTATGGGGCGAAGTAGGGCAAGATATAGCTAATACTTTTATGAAAATTTTAGAATCTAGTATATCTATATTAAAGAAAGTGGCAGAAGGGTTTAAAGAGATATGGGATAGAGGTGGACAACATCTATTTGAAAGTTTAATTAAATTAGGTGCAAAAATATTTGAGATAGCAGGTTTTATTTATACTGAGTTTGTTGCTCCTTTCGTGATGTGGTTTGTCGAAAAAATTTCTCCGGCTATTGGTGTTGTGCTAGATTGGATAGCAAAGCTAGTTGATGGATTAATTTGGCTACTTGATGAATTCTTGAATCTACTAAAAGGAATAAAAGAAGGTAAATTAGGAGAATTCTTTGTTGCGTTATGGGACGGCATAAAGAAAAAAACAGAAGACACTTGGAATGCAATTAAAACTTTCCTAGTAGATAAAATATGGAATCCTATTAAAAATATAGCTAAAACAATATGGGAAGGCATAAAGAAACACATATTAGATCCAATTCAACAATCATGGACTAATTTAAAACAAATATGGGATAATATCAAGTCTTATATTTTGACGAAGTGGACAGAGATAAAAAATGGTATTTCTAATATAAAAAATAATCTAGTAGAAGCTATTAAGTCACCTTTCATTATTGCTAAGGATTGGATAGATGGATTAATCAAAGATGCTTTTAATTGGGGCAAGAACTTAATTGGCAATATAGTAGATGGGATAACATCTATGGTAGGCAAGGTTAAGGATGCAGTAGGAAATGTCATAGGTGCGATAGCTAATAAATTACAATTTAATTCTCCCGCCAAAGAAGGCCCGGGGAAATATGCCGATAGGTGGATGCCTAATTTAATGAATATGTTAGCTGAAGGTATAGAGGATAATGTCTATAAAGTTAGTGCAGCTGTAGATATTACTGCTAATACATTAAGCGGAGTACAGAAAGCCGATAATACAAGTTCAATAATTAATGCAATTAGTGGGGCATTAGGTAATTCAAATTCAAGTGGAGACACGACAATTATAGTAAAAATAGGAGAAGACACTATAACTGAAAAAGTAGTATCTAATATAAATCGTCAAAACCGTATAAGCGGTAAAACAGTTATAACAGTATAGGAGGGATGCAGATGGCTATGATTAGTATTGATGGTGTAGACTTACCTGCACCTTCTGATTACGATACACCTAATTTTAATTTGCATTCAGATGATTCTCATAGAAACGAATTAGGCGAAGGTATCTTTTATTTAGTAAGAAGTGATATTTATAAATTGGAACTAAAGTGGAAAGGTATAACAAGTCCGGAGGTAGCGTTGATTAAAAGTGCAATTTCACCCCCAGAATTCAAAGTTACTATAATAACTGAAATAGGAAGGATTACTAAAATAATGTATCCAGGTGATAGAAGTCAAAAGATGGTTAAATATAGTGAGGATATTGATAAAATCAGATGGGACTTTAGTGTTAATCTGACAGAGGTATAGTGAGGTGAGAATATGGAAGATATACTAAAAGAGATATTATATGAATTAAAGAAAATTAACCATATATTAGATAAAAATACAGGACTTAAAGAAGTATTGGAGAACATAGCGGATTCTAATAGTTACAAGGTTATAACTGTTACTATAGGTGAAGATGTTATTTGTGAAAATGTTATAGATAATATAAATAAGGAAAATAGGATAAGTGGTAAAACAGTAATAACAATTTAGGAGGAATTCAAATGAAGAATGGTAATAAAAAACAAAAAGAAAAAAGCCTAAATATTGATAGGCTAATTTCTTCTGATGGTAAAAATGTTTTTGATTTAAAAACGGGCGAATTCACTCTTGAAGAGAGAATTCAAGAGCAGCCAAAAAAAATAAGTCAATTAACCGCGGATGTAATTGAATGTGGGTTAATTGTTTCTAAGTGAATCACACCTTAAAAACACAGCTTTACAATTTGTACAGCCATAAACATCTACAGGTAGCCCAGATGTAGCAAGGAATTCTGCTGGTGTCTTAGATGTGTCTACTTGTGTAAGCACATAGGATGTCGCTCCATTGGTGGTATGCACTTTTCCCACGGTGTTATTACCACAAAAATTACATTTAATGTTCATATTATTCACCCCCTTCTAGGTAAATAATACCATAAGGGGGAATTTTCAACAACAAAGGCGGTGAATATATGTATCCAGTATCACAAGACTTTCAAGAGAAAATCAAAAAAAGAAGTGGAACGTTTGAAACTAAAATACAAATACAACATTCGAAAGGTGTCTTGGATATAACTGATAAAGAGTTAGCCCAAGGCACCTTAATTTATACAGAAAGCTCTCAAGCAGGAGAGGAATTTACTATAGGCAGTACAGTAGCTAGTGATATATCCTTTACTATATTAAACAAAGAAGAATATAAAGATATAAATTTCATGAGAGCAACTGTATTCTGCAATATAGGGCTACTTGTAAAAGAGGGAGCGGATGCACATTTTCTGCAACCCTCACAACCTTCCAAGATGCCTAGATTTGATGAAAAATGGGAGTATGTTCCTTTAGGACGTTTCAATATTGACTATGTAAATATTCAGAGAAACTCAATAGAACTCAAAGCTATAGATAATATGATTAATTTAGATAAGCCTTATAGCCTATCTAAACTATCTTATCCTGCAACGCTATATCAAATATACGTAAATGCCTGTAATGTATGCGATGTATTACCAGGAACAACATCATTTTCTAATATGCACTATGTAGTAAAAAATAGACCTGATGGAGATTTGACTTTCCGAGATGTATTAGGATATGTAGCAGAATTAGCAGGGTGCTTTGCTAAAACGAATAGAAATGGAGCTATAACCTTAGAATGGTATAAACCTAGCGGAATAACATTAGGTCCTGCAAACCGTTTCGACTTTAAGGCAAGTGATGATCTAGTACAAATTAAAGGGATTATGGCAACGGTAGAAGATACAACATATCTAGCAGGAAGTGAAGATTATGCAATAGATTTAAGTGAGAATCCACTTCTGCAAGGTGGGTATGAGACTGTATTGCCTAATGTATTTAACAATGTAAAAAATACAGTATTTACCCCTTACACGAGTAACTGGCAAGGTAATCCAGCTATACAAGCAGGAGATATAATAACACAGATAGATAGGGATGGCAAAGAATATAATACTCTTGTAACTAAATCCATCTACAAATACAGAGGTAGAAGCACTCTTGAAGCTAAAGGACTACCTGAAATTTCTAAAGGTTATAAAGGCTCTACTAATAGAAAAATAGCACAGATAAAAAGAGCAGTAGAAAAGGAAGTAGGAGATAAACTTACTAATCTAGAACAAGCACAATTGAATGCAACCGAATTAATGGCAAATATGCTTGGTGGATATAAGACTACTATAAAATATGAAAGTGACCCTGATTATGCAAGGTTTGGCATGGGTGAGTTTATCCATGATAGCCCACAGTTATCCGATTCTACTAAAATATGGAAATGGGGGCCTGGTGGGTTTGGACACTCTAGTGATGGAGGTTTAACATGGCCTACAGCTATTACTGCCGACGGATCTATCGTTGCTATGCTAGTAGCTGCTAATATAGTAACTGCTAATATGGTTCAAACTGGAATATTAACAAGTGAAGATGGAAATTCTTGGTTTAATTTAGACAATGGAATATTAAGAATAAGTCATGGTGGAAATGTTTATTCACAAGCTGATATAAATGGTTTTGGTAAGAATTATGGCAATGGCATGGTTAGTTATTTGAATGATATTTTTGTACATTATGAAAATTCATCTAATGAACTTAAGCCTAGTCCATCAACCACTAGGGTTTATTTACCCACTCGTTTTAGAAATAGAAATATATCTGTATCTTTAGGCGCTGGCAATACTTACTGGAGAGTTGGAAATTTAAGAACAGGTGGCGCTGTATCTAGGCTCGTTAATTGGATAGAAACAATATACGAAGTGAATACAGTAAATACTAATACTACTACACCATATATTGATATAAATTCATATATTCATTATGTTGAATATTATGATGACGGAACTTCACTTGATAGGTATATTTTATCTGGGTTTGTATTAATTGTAATTGGGGAGTGATTTCATGTTAATATATAATAAAATTACTGGCATAATATTTAGGAAAATTACACCTGACGATATGATAGATGCTTACAGAAATCATTATTCTAAAAATTTAGATATAGATATTATTCAAGAACATTTTGATATAGATATAAATAAATACTATATAAAAGACAAACTTCCGATAATGTTTAAAGATTATGAACTTAAAGAGTTGGAGTTGCATGGGAAAATTTTATCAGAAGAAGAAAGAATATTAGAGAGCATGAAACCTTCAATACAAGAAATTGAAGATGCAGAGATGGCCATAAGAGTATTATCTATATTAGAGGGGGTGCTATGATGAATATATTAACTCAAAAACTGATTCAATCTTTTACAGTTCTACACTACTACTATTTAATTGACAACACAAAAGGCAGAAGCTTAGAACAGGTACCAGAACATATAAGAAGTGAAGTTGAGATATTAGCAAATGAAAGATATGTCAATGAGTATTTGGCTAGGGTTGGTGAGTTAGATAATGGCATATAATACAAAATCAATAATCAAGGACGTTAATGGAAAGCCGGTACCCCAATATTGGAATACTGAAACTCAAAGATATGAAGTAATAGAAAGTGAAAATGGTATGTTAAGAGTAATAATGGTAGATAGCCAAGGAAATGAAATACAAAGTCAATCTTTAGTCGACCAAATATCGAATAAACTAGATGAACTTATACAGGTGGTGAGTAAGTAATGGCATATAACACAAAACCAATATTAGTTGATGTAGATGGAAATCCTATTAGTCAATACTTCAATCCTGATACAGATAGTTACGAGGCTGTTCTAGGTGGAAGTGGAGCTAATAGGGTTATTTTGTATAATGCAGATGGTAGTATTAATAATTCACTTTCCCTTGTTCCGATTTTAGACAAGCTTAACCAATTGACTGGAACTGTTATAGATGAAGAAACTAGAAAATCTAACGAAATTACTAGGCAATCCAATGAGGATGTTAGAATATCCAATGAAGATATTAGAAATAATAATGAAATTTCAAGGGTAGAAAATGAAGGTGTTAGAGAAGAAAATGAGTTAAGTCGACAAGAAACTATTAGTGAGTTTAGAGTTTGGGAAGATTATAATAATTCTAAAACTTACAAACCTCTAAATAAAGTATTTTTCCAAGGAAGTTCTTATATTTGTATATTGGAATCTGCTGGAAATGCGCCAACTAATGAAACTTATTGGTTGATGATAGCGAAAAAAGGTCAAGATGGTTCTGGAATTGGAGATATGTTAAAAAGTGTTTATGACACCAATGATAATGGAATTGTTGATAATGCCGAAAAGGTAAATGGTTTTACTGTAGAAAGTAATGTTCCATCAGATGCAAAATTCACAGATACAATAATAGATGTAGCAAATAATCTTGAAGAAACTGAAATAGGAAAGGCACTAGATGCTTCTCAAGGAAAAGCATTAAATGACAATAAATTAAATAAAAGTGGGGATACATTAGAAAATTACAGAGAAAAACTAACTACATTAACAGGATTAACTCCTGATGTAGACTTGTCGCAATCTAATGTATTTAAATTAACTTTAGAAGGTGCTACTACATTATCTATATCTAATCCTAGTATAGATGTATCTCATTCATTTACACTTTATTTAATACAAGGTGCTACAGCATACGCTATGACATTTCCTGCAAATGTTAAATGGATGAATGGAGAAATTCCAGATTTATCTACTCCAAACAAAACATACCGTTTACTGTTTGATACTATAGACGGTGGAGTTACTTGGCATGCTTCTTTTGGAGGTGCATTCTAATGTTAGCTGATAGAATTAGAATGTGTAGTTTTAGATTAAGTAAAAAAGATGATCCTTTAGGCTCTCCTGGTAATCAAGACTTAATATTAGGAGACATGTCGGCAGGATATTTTGGAACTGTAAACAACCTAGTTACTAATACTCAATTAACTAATTTAATGGGAATGACAGCAGGAACTCTATTAGATGCAGAAAACACAGATGTAACATTTCATAAGTTCGCACATAAAGGTAGAATATTATTTATTCCAAGCAGACCTATTAAGCACACAATAAGTTGGGATAACATTCAATCTCAAAATGGAGTTAAAGGAAAAGTAATATCTATAGATGCTAATATGTATTTGTGTAGATTAATGACTGGTAGTAGACATTATTATACTAGTAATAACTCAATGGCTAATGGTGGAGAATGGTATGACACATTCTTTAAATTTCATACTACTAACGGTGGAGCATTAACTGATAGTGATATATATGTAGATGGGAATGGAAGTTATACGTTGTGTCAAGAAGTACATTCGTCAGGTATAGCTAATAGAGTTTTCAGACAAGGTCGTACTTATATGAGTGGTGTCGCCTCTACTTCAGGTGGTAGTTTGGCAGGCTGGCGACCTGTATTGGAGGTGTTATAAATGACATTAAGACCTTTAGGAGTAGGTAGTCAAATCCTCGCTCATGGCGATATAGTAGCGGGCTTTTACGGAGAAGTAACAGGAATAATCACAGCAGATGAATTGCGAGCATTAGCAGGAGTAACACAAGGTACTGCAATGCAAACAGGTGATATTACTTGGTTGAAGTTCTCTAGTAACTATAAAACATTATATATAGCAAAACAACCTATACAACATAGCATATCGTGGGATTATTTACACGAAAGAGATTTAGTATTCGGTAAGATGATTGAGATAGGTAATTATGTGTATTTGTTGAGGTTGATGCAAGGTGCTAATATTTCTCCTGCTAATACAAGCGGTGGATATAATAACGAGTGGGATAATTTAATAGTGAAATCACATACAACTGGTGAGTGGGGATTATATAGTGATGCAGACCTTAATGTTAATCCGATACGAACGATAGTACAAGAGGTTTCATCGCAAAGTACAGAACAGAGGATTATGAGAGGTTATACTATATCTCACTTTGGAAGAGGAGGCTCAAGTGATAGCTTTAATTATGTTGCGTGGCGACCAGTCCTAGAACTCCTATATGAGAAATAAAGAGGTGATTAAATGCAAAGAATGGTACAAGTTAAAGATAATCAAATAATTAAACATAGTCTACCTAAGACAGGGCAACTCAAAGATGGTTCAACTGTAAGTGGTTACGATATATTACCTTTAGAAATATTATTAGATGAGGGTTGGCTACCTCTTGAAGATATAAAACCTACCTATGATAAAGAAACTCAATATTTACTTGATGATGGGTACGAAATACTAACCGATAAGGTAATAAAGAAATATAAGGTAGAGGATATAGTTATAGAAACTATTCCGCAAGAGCCTAGTGAAACAGAAAAATTAAGATTAGAGCAAGCACAGGCAAATGTAGAAATGATTGAACTATTAATGAGTATGACAGGAGGTATGTAATATGCAATTCACAAAAGAAAGTTCAATAGTAAAGAGTTATGTTCTATTGATTCAAAAAGAAATAAAAACTATTGATGATATACCTAATCTCTTTAATCTTAGAGAAGTTGTAGAGCAATGTTTAGAATAATAAAATTTATAAAGGAGTGGTTGATTATGATATTTAAACCTAATTCAGCTATAGTGAGAAGCTATGTTATTTTAATATTAGCTGAGAAAATGACCTATGAAGAAGTACCTAATTTATTTAATTTACGTGAAGCAGTACAAGAAGCATTAGAAATTTAAATCTAAGAAGGGCAATAGACTAGACAATAGTCTTTTTTTATTGCCCTTTAATAACCTTGGGAGGTAGAACATGAGTAATGAGGTTACAGTAGCAATTATGGCACTAATAGGTTCAGCTATAGGAACTATAGGGGGTATAATAGCATCTAGTAAATTAACAAACTTTAGGTTAGAACAGTTGGAAAAAAAGGTAGACAAGCATAATTCAGTAATAGAGAGAACTTTTATATTAGAAGAAAAAATGAAAGTGGCAAATCATAGAATTGAAGATTTAGAGGAAGAATTGAGGTGATACTTTGTTCAGAATAATTACCACTGAAGAATTATTAAAAGAATTAGAGAAATATAAATTTAAACAACTTCATACTCACCACACTTGGAAACCTACTCATAGGAATTTTGACGGAAAGAATCATATAAAATTACAAGAGAGCATGAGAAATCATCACGTCAATGTAAAAAAGTGGTCTGATATAGGACAGCATATTACATTGATGCCCGATGGGACTTGGGTTACTGGTAGACCTTTTGATATTACCCCTGCATCAATAAGCGGATGGAATACAGGAGCCTTGGCAGTAGAAATGCTAGGTAACTTTGATAAGATAGGAGAATTGCCTTTTAATGATTTAGGTTATGACGAGTTAGAAGGTAAGCAAAAGGAGTCAATGTTAATGCTAATGAATTGGTTTGGTGAGAAATTCGGATATGACAATATTAAATTTCATAGAGACAACCCCAGTGCAGGAAAGTCATGTCCTGGTACTAGCTTGAATAAGGTTACTTTGATTAATGAAGCCAAAGCAATTAAAAAGGAAAGTGAAGTTGTGAGCGATAAGAAAGATTTAATTAAAATAAATCTACATGGTAAAGACATTGAAGTAGAAGGAATATTAAAAGACCAAACCTATCATGTACCTATTCGTTTCCTTGAAAGATTAGGATATGAAGTAGGCTGGCAGGATGGGAAAGTTACTATAAATTATAAAGGAGAGGATAAATAATGCTTAATGAATTTATGAGTTTAGAAGTATTAGCAACGTTTGCGGGATTAGTAGCTGCAGTATCTATTATAGTTCAATTTACTAAGTCTATAGTAAAAAAGAAGTTTAGCGATGGAGTAGTAAGGCTATACGCATTTATAATATCCCTAATATTAACTTTTATATTTGCTAAGAGCGGTCAAGGTATAGAAGGAGTAGTATTAACTTTTATAAATGCAATACTAATTACTATAGCAAGTACAGGAACTTATGAAATGATAGTAGATCCTAAAGCAGAGAAAAGTAAATAAAATTGTAGACAGAAAAACAACACCTGTAAAATAGGTGTTGTTTTTCTATGAGAATGTGTCTCTTAATTAAATCTGTTAAAAAGTCATTCCTTTCATAGCTTTTTCGTCTTCTCTTTGTAAGTGTATCCCTCCTTATTAATAACATATTTTTTAGGCAGTTAATAGTTATTTAAAAAAGGGTTCTACAACAAATGACTTTTTCATTTTCCTAGTAACTAAATAATAACACTCGACGTCGAGTAAGTCAATACGCTCTAGACAAATAAATCTAACCGATGTTAGTTGTATAAGATGCGTTGGCTCCACCTATCACGCACATGGGATTTCTATTAAGAATAAAATAGCTCGCCTAATAAGCTATAGAACCGCAATAAAGCACCACCAATGATTTACGTATACAACTAACATATAATGGTTAGACTATGAATAAATGTTATTTACGATCTATTTTCAGAATTAATGTAGTAAATGTAACGCAAAATGTTAAAACTAGGAAAATTGTTGATATTATCTCGTACGTTGTCATTTGTTTGTACCTTTCTACCATGTGTCTTGGGTATGGAAATATTATAACATATGTATATGGAAAATAATTCATTAATTTCCGACATTTTGCAACTAGACTAGGGAGAAATCTCTAGTCTTTTTTTATTTTTGAAGGAATTTAAAATTATTTGTAGAATATATTCCTAGGGGGATGATTCTATGAGAGATAAAATAAATTGGAGGAATGTAGCTATAATATTATCAGTAGGTGTTATAGGTTTTGTTTTGGGGGTTATAGTAACATTTCAGATTGCGGTAAAAAATGGAATAGTTATATAGAATAGAAAAGGACCATTTAAGGTCCTATTTCTTTTGTTCCTCTATATTCTTTTCTTTTTTATTCTTTTCAATTAGTCTTTTGATTACTTTTATTATAACTATATAAGCATCCATGATATATTATATTTATTAAATATTATTAATATTACTACAGTAACAACATACAATAGATAC